CAGTTTACTGGACAAAAAGCAACTAAATTATAATAGATTAAATAATACAAATGGCACAGAATAAAAAAGAGAAATTATTAGAAGCATTAAAAGAAACTCAAGGCTTAATCTATCACGCTTGTAAAAAGGCAGGTAATATAAGCAGAAGTACTTACTATCGTTATATGCGAGATGATAAAGAATTTGCAGAAGCAGTAGAAGAAATTAAAGAAAGTCAGATTGATTATGTAGAGGGACAATTAATTAAGAATATATCTAAGGGCAAAGAAACAAGCATTATCTTCTATTTAAAATCTAAAGCTAAAAAGCGTGGATATACTGAAAAGTCTGAATTAGATGTAACTACTAATGGTAAAGCAATAACCGACATTAAAATTGAAGTAATTGACACTGGCAAGGATTAGAACAACAAACGTCTTTAATAAGGCTTATGCGTCTACTGATAGAATTACGTGCTTACAAGGTGGTACAAGGAGTTCTAAGACGTATTCACTATGCCAATTATTTATAGTAAAAGCATTACAAGAAACAAACAAAGTATTTACAATAGTTAGAAAAACATTACCTGCTTTAAAAGGTACAGCATATAGAGATGTATTAAACATTTTAAAAGAGCTTGAAATATATAGTGAAGAATACCATAATAAGTCTGAATTGTCTTATAGTCTAAATGGTAACTTAATTGAATTTATAAGCGTAGACCAACCCCAAAAGATTAGAGGACGTAAACGTAATTATTTATGGCTTAATGAAGCAAATGAATTAGACTTTGAAAGTTGGACACAATTAACACTTAGAACAACAGAACAAATATACTTAGACTACAACCCCTCTGACCCTTATTCTTGGATATACGAAAAAGTAATTACAAGAGATGATTGTACATTTATCAAATCAACGTATTTAGCTAATCCATTTTTAGATGATGAAACAATAGCTGAAATAGAAAGATTAAAAGAATTAGACCCTGACTATTGGCGAGTATATGGACTTGGTGAAATAGGATCAATGTCTACACAGATTTTTAAACAGTTTAATTTAGTAGATGATGTACAAGGTGGGTTAATTGGCTATGGTTTAGATTTTGGCTTTACTAATAGTCCAAGTGCATTATGCGCAGTTTATCAATTAGACGATAGCTTATACATTAAAGAGATGCTATACGAAAAGAGATTGACTAATACTGACTTAGCTAATAAGATGCGAGAATTAGGGGTAAGCAGACAAGCAGAAATAGTAGGAGATTCAGCAGAACCAAAAACAATAGAAGAAATATATAGACAAGGGTTTAATATAAAACCTGCTAAGAAAGGCGCAGGAATACACTTAGGGATAGACATAATGCGAAGATATAAGCTAAACATAACAAAGGATAGTACAAACGCAATTAAGGAATTTAGAACTTATAAATGGGCAACAGATAAAAATGGTGATGTACTTAATACACCAGTTAAAATTAATGACCATTTAATTGATGCAGTCCGTTATCTATGCTTAAACAAATTAGCTATTAATCATTCAGGTAAATACTATATATTATGAAATTATATAATGGTGATTGTTTAGAAGTAATGAAGTCAATAAAAGATAAAAGTATTGATGCTATTATTACAGACCCCCCTTATGGTACTACAGCTTGTAAATGGGATAATATTATTTCTTTTGAACATATGTGGGATCAATTAAATAGAATAATAAAACCAAATGGTGCTATTGTTTTGTTTGCACAACAACCTTTTGGTAGTATGTTAGTTAGTAGTAATGTCAAAAATTATAAACACAGATTTTTGTGGGAAAAAAACCAATGTGCAAATTTTCTAGTTGCAAGATATAGTCCGTTAAAATACACAGAAGATATTTTGGTTTTTTGTAAAAAAGGAAAAGTCAATTATTTTCCTATAATGCGAAAAGGAAACGGACACAATAAACAAATTAATAAGATTGAAAAAAGAACGAAATCATTAAACAAAATTAGACAAGGAATGAAACACAATTTATTGAAAACGAAAAACAATAGTGGACAACAAAGATTTCCAAAAGATATTTTAAATTTTAAAACTAAACATAAAAACAGAATACACCCAACACAAAAACCCGTTGCATTGATGGAATATTTAATTAAAACTTATACTAATGAATTTGAAACTGTTTTAGACTTTACTATGGGTAGTGGCACAACAGGTGTTGCTTGTTGTAATACTAACAGAGATTTTATAGGTATTGAACTAGACAAAGACTATTTTAAAATAGCAGAACAAAGAATAAAAAACAATAATTAACAATTTATATTTATTAGTAATGGAACAGGTAAAATTAATTATACCAAATCAATGGAATGATATAACAATAGAAACATATCAAAAATATGTGGACATTCAAGAGGGTAAAGGAAGTGAAAAAAACAAGGTTATAAAGAGTTTAGCTTTGTTATGTGGTACTACTACTGCAATAGTAAAGAAAATGCTTTATAGCGACTTATTAGACATAATGAACATAATTAAGGATATGTTAGATAACGAGCCAGATAAAACAGATTTTAAAAAGATGTTTATGTTTAAAGATCAAGAATATGGCTTTGTGCCTAATTTGTCTAAAATAAGTACTGGAGAGTATATAGATTTAGAAACATACACTAAAGAACCAGTTAAAAATCTGCATAATATAATGAGCATATTATACAGACCAGTAACTAATAAAGTAAATGAACGCTATTCTATTGAGAATTACAACCCTGACGAATTTAAAGAAGAACTATTTAAAGATTGTCCAATGGATATAGCATTAAGTAGCTTAGGTTTTTTTTTGACTTTAGGCGAAGCATTAGCGAGGACTTCTCACAACTTTTTACAAGCGCAGGAAGTGAAGAAACAAAAAGCGTAAATATGCAGAGTAAATGGGGTTGGTATAATATATTATATAGTATGTCTAATTCTATTTTAGATATTGATAAAATAACTAAAGTGCCAATAAGACAACTATTAACATATCTAGCTTTTACGCAAGATTATAACAACACAAAAAGAAATAATTATGATAACGTTTAGAAATATTGTTCAAACACTTGACATTATAGCGAATAAGCATTTAGAAATAAATAGCTTTCATTCTGGGTTTATGGACGAGGTGGATATAAATAGGCTAGGGGCTACAGACTATGTTATACTATACGCCGAGCCTGGCAACGCTACAATAGACAATGGATCGTTAACATATAATTTTACTATTTATGTCTTAGATATGATTAACGAAAAAGTAGATTCTTTAGAAATCACAAACGGAACAGCAGGAGATAAAGAACGTATAGGGCGATTAGACACCTTTAGCGAAAATCTAAGCATATTACAAGATGTTATTAATGAGTTTAAACAATCAGTAGTTACTACTAGTTGGGTTGATAGTGAAGTTATATTACAAACACCAATTAATGCAGAGCCATTTACAGCACGTTTTAACAATCTTTTGACTGGGTGGTCTGCTTCTATTAGTTTAGAAGTTAAAAATTCTAACAACCTATGTATCGTACCAATAACACCTAATTCATAATGGAGTTTAGAAACACCATACAAGCTATGCAGAAACTTGGTACTAATGTAGTTACCGAAGCACGAAACAATTTACAAAAGCTAAAAAAAGAAACAAGAGCTAATACTCTATATAACGATATGAATTATGTTGTAACTGCAGATAAAAGTGGCGTAGAGTTAGAATGGAGATTTGGTGGTGCTTCTGATTATTGGAATTTTGTTAATGAAGGTGTTGAGGGTTCTGGTAGCAGTAAAGGTAGAAGTAAAGCTACTGGAAGATTTACGAAAGGTAAAGGTAGTCCATTTAAATTTAAGGGCAATAACATAGCAAAAGGTGTAGTGTTAAAATGGATAGCTAACAAGCCCTTAAAACTAAGAAATGCTAAAGGACAATTTAAAGAAAAAACACAAGCTAATTTAAAAACTGCAGCCTTTTTAATTGGTAGAGCAATAGCACAAAGAGGATTAACAAGAACATTATTTTTTGATAAGGCATACAATAAAGAAATAGAAAAAGCAGAAGAAAAAATAGGACAATCCTTTGCAGAAGATTTAGAAGCAAATTTAGAAATATTATTAAAATAAATATATGAGTTTAGGAACATTATCAATAGAACAAGAGCCAGTTAACGCTACAAGTAAAGTGCCAGTTATTACTAATTGGACGCCAGTGATTGGGTATATGATTTATAACGACGATATTAGTGGTTTATTTTATTTTAAATTAGTTTTAGAAGTTAGAAAAAATACGAGTGTAGGCACATTAATAGCAAAAATAAAACAGCGTAGAAATGGTTATAGTCCTGATGTTAATGATGATGAAGCTAGGGCATTTTTTGATTTAAGGGAGATTATTAACAGTCAATTAGTTAATACTGTATTTGACCAAAATGACAATGCACAACCATTTGACACCATACACAAAATAGGTAAAAATACACCTGCAAAGCCATTTAGCGAAAATGGAGATAATAGAACTGACGAAGTACAAATAGGCGCATTTTATGTTAAAGGTTATCAACAATTTAGTTTAACTACTAATGCAGTACCAACAGAAAATACAACTACAACTATTGAAGATACTCTATACTATTTACAAGCATCTTTACCATTAATGACTGCAAGATCTACAGATTCTTCATATATTCAATCTAATGCATTTAATGTATATAATGCAAATAGTGCTACAGATAGGTTTTTAAGCGATTTAGTAGTTGATACTGCACCTTATGGTTTAGGTTCAGTATATAGAAACTATGTATATTGGAATGATAACGAAACTACAAAAGGTGATTACCATACAGTTGCATTTTTAAATGATACTACAAATTTTGATAGTGATATTGAATTTATAGAAATACAATATTTTACTGCTTCTGGTGCAATAGCTGCAGTATATATTGAAAATGTTAGTGGTAATGGTGGTAAAACACCAGGAACTATTACAAGCAATACACAAAGATTATTGTATTTTGGTTGTGGTACTGGTAACCTAGAAGCGCAAACAGACCAAGCTACTGCAAAGCCATCTAATGCAGCTAATGCTAATTGGATATATTATACCGTAAGAGGTTCAGATGATGCATCAGGTAGTAATTATAAAACTGCACCATATTATTTTATTAAAACTGGCTTATGTAATAAAGGCTATAAAAAAAGAAGATTAGCGTGGACTAATAGCGTTGGTGGTTATGATTATTTTAATTTTAATATGAAGTCTACACAGACAACAGAAATATCAAGAAACAATTACAATGCATTATTAGGTAAATATAATTCAAGTAAATTCTTTTATAATAATACAATGCGAGGTATTAACACAAGACAAACTACAGCAGTATTAAAAGAGCAATTAAATACAGATTGGATTACTGAGAATGAAGGTATATTAATTGAAAAGCTATTAATGTCTACAAATGTTGATATTGTAGAAAATATGGACACAGAATTTACGCAAGGTGTAGTTATTACAGATTCATCATTTATTAAAAAAACATCTGCTAATAATAAGCTAATTCAATACACAATAAACATAGAATACGCTAACCCAATTAATACTAATTCATAATGAATATTAGATTAGTCGCATATAGAAAAGCAACAAGTGCAGCAACGTCAGATACTGCTTATAATCTTGATCTACAAGAAGCACCTAATGTATCTTTAAATTTTCAATTTAGTGATATTAAAAAGCCTGAAAGTAGAAAAGGTAGTTATTCACAGACTTTTAAATTACCATTTACTGATAATAATAATGAGTTCTTCCAAAATTGGTACGAAGTTAATTTATCAACATTAGTATTTAGTACAAGAAAATCATTTGATGCTATTTTATATGTTGGAACTGTACCACAATTTGAAGGACAATTACAATTAAAATCTGTATATAAAAAGGCTGAATATTACGAAGTTGTATTAATGTCTAATACTGCTACTTTATTTTCTGAAATAGGCGAAAAGAAATTAAAAGATGTTTTTAAAGAAGATGATAATACATACAACCAAGATCTAAACCATCAATTAATTTATACATCATCTACAGATAATACATTATATGATTCTTGGACTGGTAATTTAGACAATACTGCAGGTACTTCTATTTATGATTCTTCATCTAGTATATCTAAAATAGTATATCCATTATCTGTAACGCAAGAGAATTTTTATTATGATAATGCTTATGATTTTTATTTAAAAATGAATCAAACATCAGCTAATAGTTTAATCTCTACTTATGGTGTAGAATCTACTGCTACAAAAGCTGTTAATTTTACACAGTTTAGACCATCAATACAAATTAAAGAATTATTTAAATTAATTATAGCAAGAGCAGGTTTTAGCTATACATCAACTTTTATAGATGGAGATTATTTCGGTAATATATTTATGACTTTAGGTGGGTATTTAGAAGCATCTTCATTACCTACAACAAACACAAATTTAAACCCTAGTGGCTTTTTTGAAGTTGGTAATTTTAACCAATGGGGTGAAGTGCCAACTGCTGATATACCTACTCCTGTTGTTGGTGGTGGTTTATTATATGTAGAAGAATTAATACCTGCAGCATTAAATACACCAAATACTAATTGTACTATACCTAACGATCCAGATAGTTCTTGGAATACTACTTATCATTATTTTACTAAAAAAGAGTTTACACAACAACAAGCAAAAATAAGGTTTAACCCTGAACTTGTTAATGTAAAGTCTGACGCTATTCCTTTTAGTAGTTTTTATAATATGGACTTTTTTTTGATTGCTAGACCTTATGATGTTGCTACTAATACTACTGATTTTGGTAGTGTGATATCTAGTACACCTTTTTCTTTAATAATGTTTGCATCAGGTGGTTCTACATCATACGTAGCAGGAGTTGTAGAACAAGTTATATCTCTATCTTCAATGAATTTAAACGAATCTTGTAGGTTTTATATTACTACTAATATTATGCAAAATAACCTTGTTGAACCACCAAAATTTAAATTAGGTGCTTTTTCTGATGATGTTGGTTGTGGAATTTTACAATCAAATATAAGAGTAGATTGGCAAGGTTTTAGTGTAAATAATGCTTATGAAGGTGAAATAGATGTACCTGCTTGTATAGACCCTAATATAACACAAAAAGACTTTTTAAAAGATATATTGCAAAGATTTAATTTAGTAGTATCTACAAGTCCAGAAGATGATACAAACTTAATCATAGAACCTTATAATGATTTTATTAATGGTGGTGAATTAAAACATTGGACAGATAAATTAGACACATCAAAAGAAATAATAGTTAAAGACACTACAACACTACAACAAAAAGAAATAAAATTAAGCGATCAAGAAGATATAGATTTATACAATAAAAGTATAAAAGACAGAAACCCAAATATAAATGTATTTGGTAAATTAAATATAACTAACAATAATGATTTTGCAAAAGGTGAATTAAAAAATGAATCTATATTTAGTCCATTTATTAATAGTCAAGTATTTTTAAACGATCAAGAAGAATTTTCTACTTTTTTACCTAATATGACTGTACAATATGAACGTAGTTATGATATGAAAGACGGAGTAGCAGAATATAAATTAGGAATAACTAAACCAAAATTATTCTATTATAGTGGCACACCAGTTGATGTATTAGGTATAGATGGAACTGCTCTTACAGATGGTTATAATTTTCATTTAGTTAAAGTAGATGCAATAGA